TGTCCTGCTACAACTGCTACAGTTGCAGTTCCCCAGAATAGATAATAGAATCTAGACTTTACTTGTGCTCTAATTTTAGTTGTTTTGGTCATTTGAATTCACACTCCACCATAATTTCTGTTAGACATGCTAACAGGTTGATTTCTTGATCTGCTACGAAGGCAATCTGATACTGATACTTAGCAATAATAAGGACAGCAGCAGCAATACTAGGACCTTCAAGGGACTCAAAAAGAGCATCGTAGATACGACGCAAAAGTACAGAAGGATCATTATCCAAGTTATTGACAGCCCACTTACGAACCTCTTTAAAGTTCTTACCCTTAAGATTTTTGATAAGGTCATTTATGTTTACCTCAGAAAAATTAGCAAGAATAGATGAATCAATCTTACCACTTACAGAATGTCGTTGACACTCATTAAGAACTCTCCTCCAATCAGGAAAGTGTTTATTGATTAATTCAGCGACGACTTTCTTGTCTGCTTCAATATGTTCTTGATCAAGGATCTCAACCAATCTTTTGAAGAACTGTGCTGCGATTGTTGCTTTATGTTTTCCTGAGATTCCAAACTCGATGACTGAACATCTTGAATGGAGGGGTTCGATGATTCTGTTCTTGAAGTTACAGGTGAAGATGAATCGACAGTTCTTATAAAATGCCTCAATATTCGCCCGTAAGAGGAGTTGTACATCATGGGTTGTGTTGTCAGCCTCGTCAATAATGATGACTTTGTGTTGTGCGTCCATGCCTTGAAGTGATACGGTCGAAGCAAAGTTCTTTGCTTGATTCCGTACCGTGTCAAGAAATCGTCCTTCATCGGATCCATTGATGACATAATAATCAACTCCTAGTTCTGCACATAATGCTTTTGCAACTGTAGTCTTACCGATGCCAGGAGGTCCTGACAACAAAAGATTAGGGATCTCTCCCTTCTTGAGAAACTCTTTGAAAGTCTTCTTAGTAGTCTCTGGGAGTATACATTCATCAATAGTTTTTGGTCGATACTTTTCTACCCAAATGAATTCATCCCTCATTAGTTCCCCTCAAAAGCATTGCTGGTCTGACCAACTCAAGACATTTTTCGGCCGTGTTTAGACCTTTCATTTGTGCTACATAATCTTCCCAAGTTGCAAGATCAGTCTCTCCACTTAGGTTAGCAAGTAAATTGATCTCAGCAATCTTCCGAAGAGATTCCTCATCCATCAAACTGACGGTATATTTGACGAACTCAAGAGCGAGTTCTTCCTTTCTTTTAGTCATAATTAAATAAATCCTTTGGATTTTTTCTTTGGTTTGTCAATAACCTCAATAACTGGTGGGTCGAGAATCATATCTCTTTTGTTCCACCAGAATTCTTGGACTTCATCCCAAGATTCGACCACCTTGGAACGTCCATCCTTAAACACTATTCTATAGTGATGTCTGTCATATGGCAAGTCACTTGTCTGAGAAAAATGTTCTACCACGTTTCCTCATGCGTATGAACCTTACCTTCAATGTGGTTGTGTTCAATCTCTTCGATATGAAGATGCTCTAAAGCGTTTGCGATTCTTTCAAGTGAATCTGCAATTCTTTTGATGTCAATAGGATTCATAATTTAGTCAAAGCCAATGCGGTTTTCTGGATGGGTCACGAAGATAATTAGATGCAACCCAAGGCTTGGATGCGATATAACGTTTGTAAGCAGTGAGAGTGTCAATGCTTGTGTCATATTTAAACTCATCTGGTCCTGCAAATGCGTAATCTTGAACATAGTTGTAACATGTGATTGCTTCCTTTGAGAAACGATGAAAGATTTTCTTCGCTTCAAACAAAGTCTTGCGACATCCATGTTCTTTACCGTAACGGTGAGTGTACTCTGTTGACAATGCACACCCATGTTGAATCAACCATGCTGTGTTGACCAGACTTCTGCCTGCCCATTGTGTACATGGATGATTGCGGAAAGCACCTTTACTTGTTTTGTATGGAGTGCCATCCTTCTTGTGTAGGAGATCATCACCCCAATCAAAATACCAATGTGAGAACACAATGGAAAGCATTTGACATGTTTCCAATGGCATCTTGACCACATGTTTGTCAGGTAATACCTGAGCAGACTTGCGTGGACAGTGATCAGTGACAAAGATGTTCATTCTTCTAACCTCCAGCTCTTCCTCATTGTAACATAAGTTTCGCTTTTGGCAACAATATCTCTTACCTTCTTGAATATTCTCGCTGACTCTGCATATTTACTTGTCATATGATCTTCTTCTTGTGGTAATATTTCTTTCGTTCCTTTCTTATACTTTCTACCTGAGTTATGATTTGCATAACGTCTTGCTCTAGTAAATCCCATCTCTAGGAATTTACGACACATATCCATGCCAATAAAATCCTTACCATCCCTATAATCTAGGTACATGGCAAAGATTTTATTAGATGATCTTACTGCTTCATCAGGAGTTTTGAATCTCCAATGAGCACATATATCGTTAGTATAAGGGCGTACCAGTAGTACTCCTTGTTCTCCCCTTCCAATGCGATATAGCTTCCGAGTCTTTGCATTTGAAAAATCAAGACTCTTGTAATCGAGGTCATAATCAAATTCTTTCATAATAAAATAGTAAGTTAACTAAGCTCTTTTTCTTTTTTGCTTAATTGAAATTACGGATATAATTGCTGCGGTTGCAAAAACAACTGCTGCTGACGCAAGAAGATATGTGGGATCAAATACTACGTCGGGTTGTGGTTCCCATGTGCCTGGCAATGTGTAGACACTAGGGTGAGATGCAAATAACATTAATCCTCCCAAGTTAGATCAGGTTCTAAAGCTATATAGTAAGTCAGATCGTATTCAGATGAGGTAAACTGTGACAAAAGTTTACGAGAGATCTTAACCTCATATGTGCCAGGCACAATCTTGATGTTTTCTACCTTGAAATGTAATCCAAAAGTCTTAGTAGTTTCTCCTACAACGATAGAGAAATCATTAGATGTATCATTCTTACGATCAGAAACAACCATCTTAATTTCATTACCATCACCCACAACAGAAAGATCTGTTAGATGGTAGACCGCTGCAGCCTTTAGAAGACGATCAAGTTGAGAACTCTTAAGTGTAAACTCAACATCAACTGATGGAAGAGTAATTGATTTCTCAGGAGGAGAAACAATCACACTAGGATCAGCAAAGAAATACTTAGACTTCTGTTTGCCTTCTTTAATGTTGACAAAACTTTGTCCTGTGAAGTTTAGTTCTGGATCTTGGAAAAGACCTAGAGAGTTCAAGAACTGACTAAGATCATAAACACCAAACTCTTGAGGAATATCTTCGTCAATGTTTGCCTCTGCAAGAATGTTCTTCATTACAGAAATAGTTCTCAAGGACTTACCTTGCTTGAACAGGATAGACTGATTGATAGAAGCAAAGTTCTTCAACAGATTGATAGTTCTATCGGAAAGTTTCATAGGGATCTTAGTTGCTGTCGTCATTATGTAAACCAGCGAAGTGGTATAAAAGTGTACAATAGTGGATGGCCTTTAGAATGTCTTTTTCATTCTTACCATCTTTTTTGCCGAATCGTGAGAGGTACTTGATTGCATTGGATCGGCAAAATGCTTCCGCATCTCCAATACCTTCAATGAGATCTAGGGTCTGTGTTCCTTTATCTCCAGTATAGTGTGAACCATATGTACTTGCAATATAGTTCTTTGCATGATCAAGCATTACATGTTCATTATACTTGAAATATGAGAATCTGTCTTCTACTGGTTCACGAACGTAAGAATCATTAAAATAATGAGAATACTGATCGTCAATATCTGCCATGTATAAATCGTCATTTGTCGCAGCAGTGTTACCAGAACCTACTGAGATTTCTGGGTCTCTATCTGAGATGTCTTCTGGAACTGATGGAGGCCATGGTGAGCCTGGTGTCCATTCATATCCACCACTCTTTTCAATCCATTCAAGATCAGTATCTCTTTTGTCCTCAACATCACTCCAAGGAATATCCTTATAGTAATCTCCTTGGACTACTTCTTTCTTAGACTCAAAAGGTTTCCTTTTAGTTACTGTCTTGCCACCATCAGGTGACTCATAGATAAACTTATCTTCTGAAGCAGGAGCAGGGTTTCCAGTAAGACTGTGACCGTCCTCCTCCCAAAACTCTTGCCAATCTTTTTCAGTTGCCTTTTTGTTTTTCTTTTTCATGATTGGATAATCCTTATCAAATGTGCCGCCTAGAATTGATGCTGCTAGACTCCATGCGTTAACCATAGCAAAATAGGAAATTGTTTACAAGACTCTCTGCTTTTTCTTTACCAAACTTCCCTGCGAGATATCCTCCTACTGGATCTAGTTTGGTCATGTAAGCATCAAAGTCTTTATATGTACTAGTATCTGTTCCACTTGGCCTTTCTAATTCTACCATTTCCTTGTATTTTGTCAAGTATTGTTTGAACATATCAAGATGTTCGTCTACCTTATCGAAGGTAGTATATCTGACAAATATATTTTCAGAAAAGTGATTGCCCATTTCAAAGAATCGATACTCCTTTTCTGCTTTTGGTAGTCCCTCTACAGAGAACAGATATTTTTCTACAGGATGTTGAAAGTCAAATACAATGATGACTCTCTTCTCTGTAAATCCCATCAAGTCCATACCAAAACAAGGTAGATTACTGCCTGTTTTGGGATAGATGATGGTGTTGTAGATGGAGGATTTATCACTCCATATGTCTACTTCCCTTGACTTAATAAAGTATGGGTTGGTAAAGATCCTAGCGGTTAAGTTAGTACCTTTACCTTCCCACTCTGCCCATGTTTCCTTGACTTTTAGGTCAGGAAAAGTTTCAAACAGAAGGGACTTGTAGTTCTTCCATAGATTCATCAGTTGGTTTCTCACCTCCAAAGTTTACATCTGCATCAACCTTGTCATAAAGATCAAGGAATGCTTGTTTTGTTTCATCATCAAAGCGGTTTACACATACTTCGATTGCCTTCTCTTTGTTCTTCCAGATAGCGTATGCCTTGACGATATGTACAAGACGACGTGTGGAAATAACTTCCTCAACACCACCATCAAAGAAGGTCTTACGGATGATGTCACCCCAATCTACAAGACGCTTGCAGAACTCTTTATCGTCACACAAGTTAGTCAAGATTTTCTCCTCAGTCTTTGGACTAGGATAGGACTGCTCAAAGGTCACTGGGAATCTTTCGAGGAAGGCTTCGTTAAGCACGTTAGTTCCAATAAATCGTCCGTCGTCTGAACCTTTACCTTTAGTGTTTGCGGTTGCGATGACGTTGAAACCGTTAGCTGGTTGGACGTAGCGGCCAATCTTTTTAAGGAAGACTCCATTGCCTTCAAGGATGCTCTGGAGACAGAGAATTTTATTACTTGCGAGGTCGATCTCGTCAAGGAGCAAGATAGCTCCCCGCTCAAGTGCCTCAATAACGGGTCCGTTGTGCCAGACTGTGGAGCCATTAACAAGACGGAAACCACCAATAAGATCGTCTTCATCAGTTTCAATAGTAATGTTTACACGAACAACTTCTCTCTTGAGTTGAGCACAGGCTTGTTCTACACCGAATGTCTTACCGTTGCCAGACAGACCAGTAATAAAACATGGGTAGAAAAGTTTTGACTGAATGATTTTCTTCACATCAGAGAAGTTTCCAAACTTGACAAAGTTAGGATTAACTGCTGGAACCAGATCCTGTTCTACAGGAGGAACAACAGCAGGAGCAGCAAAGGAATTCTCAAGTTTTTCTTTCTTCTCTTTGGCAGTCAAGTTCCACTTACCTTTTGTTGTTTTGAACTGTTGCAGGTATTTTGTCACAGTTTGATATGTCACATCATGCTGAGCGCAATAGGCTTTGATGTGTGCAGATGTGATCTTGTTACCGTAAAGATCACGAAGATTGTTGATTAGTGATTCGGGATTCACTTTAGCTTCAAAAGGCATTGTTTGTTCTTGTCTATGTATACATTATAATGGAATGAGAGGTGGAATCAACCACCTCTGTGCCAGTTTGTCAACTGGTCTATGCGATGTAACTCATGAACTGACCTAGAACTTTCTTGTTCATTTTCTTTGCAGAAAGTGACTTCTTGAAAGCAGACTTGATCTGTGCTTTAGTTGCATCTTCTTTCACTTCAAAACTAGAATCAGAGTTAAGTGCGGATGAGGACAATCCGAAGTAAGCATGGTATCCACCACCATCAGTAATCATGAGAGATTTTGTTTTTCTCCACTGGTTCATGATGGATTGGTGTCTATCATAATCGAAATCAACGTAACGACGAACGAAACTGTTGCAGTCACGAGTATCAATAACTCTGATACCAAGGAAATTGACTTCTGGAAAACGACCCTTGAGTTGATTGAGTAGTGCAGCAGTCAAATCGTAGTATGCGTCTGCACAATGATAGGTCTTACCGTTTATGTCACGAATGAATACGTTACCATGTGCGGAACGTGTTCCCAAGTATGGTTCTTCACCTGACCTACCTTTGAACTCTTTATGAAACTTGAGAGGATGTGCTTCACCATCAGTAAGAGTGATGCACTGAATCTTCTGAACACCTGTTTTCTTTTTGAACTCAGGAATGAGTTGATTCAAAGAGACAAGTGCTTCGTTCAAAGGAGTTCCAGATAGACCCAAACGATTTGGGCACTGGTAGATAAAATTGCAGTTCCAACGACCACGATTGTCAAGAGAGTTTGTGAGTCTCCAGATGTTCATCATCTGTTTCTCTAGATCTCCTTTCTTACAATCACTTGTTAGAAACTCAACCATTGCGAATTGTGCTTCGACATAAAGTTGACCATCTTTCTTTTCGTGATGATCTGGTGGATACTGCCAATTTTCGTAGTTACCAAACCTATCATAATTTCTCTCTCCACGATTCCACTCATTAGTGAAAGCAAATACTTGGAAAGGAATTTGAACTTTCTTACAGAACCAAATCAAATTGAACAACTGTTTGATTGTATCCAAGAGAACATTACTCATAGATCCAGACCAATCAAGGACAAAGATGAGTCCATGATTTTTACCATCAGGTAGAGTAGTAATCTTTTTGAATAGATCTTCGTTGTACTTGTATGAGTGAAGCTTTGTGCAATCAAGAACACCTGTCTTTGATACTGTAGCACGAGAGTATGCGTCAGCAGACTTGCGGCACTCAAACTCTTTTACAAGATAGTTGACTTCTTTCTGTGCAGAACGACGGAAGAGTCTGTACTCATTGTCAACACTTCCATAAAGATCCATAGGAAGACGATAGTTGTCTGCTTGTTGAATCTCCTGATCATAATGTTGTTGTTGCTTGATCCATTCCTCATTGAGGTATTGATGAACCTCTGCATTTTTGGCAGTAATAGTTCCAAGATTTAGTGTTGGAATGGTGCAGTATTCTGTATCATAAACACTTGATCTTTGTTTGTCATTATTCAAGTTTACCAAGTTATCTGAGAGAGTCTTGTCAGTGATAGTATCAAAATCACAATGCTCTCCTCCGATAGGATTGTAATCTGGTTCGTTCTCATACTCAGTAGTATCTTCTCCCAAGTCAGGACGGCCATCTTCAACATCACCATCAGATCCATCGAAAGGAATGGGATCACCTTCTCCTTCTCCTTCCTGATCACTCTTTTCTGAATCAATAAGATCTTCTAGAGTTAGATCTCCACCGCCTTGACCCATATCAAGACCATCTAATGATACATTTACTTTGACTGGTTCATCAAATGTAGACTTCATGTACTCATAAAGTTCTTGAGCAAGTTTCAGAACCTCATCAAAAGTATTAGTCTCAAGTGCAGCTTCACGGAAATATACTTCATCTTCATCCATAGGAACGTCAACAAACTTTCCAATCTTGTGATGGATATTAAGACGGTCAGGAAGATTCATATCTTCTACGTCATTCTGATCCAACTCAAAGAAATCTTGATCCGCTAGTTCTTTGTATCCCATGTAAAATGTCTTGACGATACCAGCGTACTTACGCTTCATCAACTTCTCAATACGAACATCCTCAAGGATGTTGACGAATGACATAGGAAGATCAGGATACTTGATCTTGAAATTCTCGTTAGGTGTGTAGAGTGCGTGTCCAACCTCATGACCTACCAGAAGGTCGTATACGGTCGCAGAGGCCTTCTCCCACATTGGAAGGGTCAATACTCTACGATCTACATCAAAGGATGCTGTAGGGACTTTCTTGTTCTCGATGATCAAATCTTCGGTCGCAAGTAGTTTAGCGAGTTGACCTTTGACTTCGTAATTAACCTTTGTAAGCATTTGTTTTCTTGTCTATGTACACATGATAATCGACCCTGTGCCAATTTCAACCAACCATGTGCCAGTTTGTCAACTGTCTACCCTGACCATCTCAACGCAGTATCTAAAGCTTTCTTTGCAGTATTTTGTAATTTTATAACTCTACTCTCATATGTAATCGTAAATCCCAGCAGATCTCCTTCGGGATCATTTGGCATACCTACAGGTTGCACAAAAAATATTCCAGCATGTGCCACCGTTCTCCATTCCATGTCAATAAAACCTAAGTCCCTCAAGGCACATTCTAGTTTCAGTGAATGGCATCCATCTAATAGTATCATACGGTTACAAGACCTATGCTACTATGTAGAATACCTCACTTTTGAGAATCCATTCATCTTTTCAAAGGTAATCATATTGTCCAATCTATCTGTCAACTCATCAACCTTATGAGAGATCATAAAGATGTAAGCATCCTTGATGACATATCTGATAATCTTCACAAATTCATCTGTACCATTACTGTCCAGAGAACTGTCAAATATTTCGTCAAGAATGAGTATGTTTGTGGACGATGAGTTCTTCATCTTTGCAATATCACGCCATGTAAACAAGATAGCAAGGTCAATTCGCATCTTCTCTCCCTCAGAGAAAGATTCGTAACTGAATTT